CACCATTCCGACCTTCCTGAACCGTAGGGTCATCATCGACGACGCTATGCCGAACCCCTCTGCCGGCATCTTCCACACCTGGCTACTCGGCGCGAACGCCGTGCGCTGGGGCATGGGCAGCCCGGCCGTCCCGACCGAGACCGACCGCCTCCCCGCGGCCGGCGACGGCGGCGGACAGGAGGTCCTGCACAACCGCGTCGAGTGGACGCTGCACCCGACGGGCCACGCCTACATCGGCACCGCCCCGAGCGGTGGCCCCTCAAACGCCGCGACCGCCAACAACCTGGCCGCGGCCGGGAGCTGGTCGCGCGTGTGGCCGGAGCGCAAGCAGATCAAGATCGCGCGGCTCGTCACCCGCGAGAGCTGATAGCGCGGAGCGGGGTGGCGGAGACGCCGCCCCGTCCCGTCTCTGCCTAGCACCCCACTGAGGAGGCACACGACATGACAACCAAGGCAGACTTCATCGCTGCCCTCGGCGGCGCGGAGGTCACGCTCGGCTCGGCCAAGGCATTCACTACCACGCACGCCGCGGAGACCCTGACCGTCGCCGCGCACGGAAGGCAGACCGACGACGGCCCACTAAGGCTGTCCAACGTCGGCGGTCAGCTGCCCACCGGCCTGACGCCGTTCCGCGCGACGAACGGCCTCACGCTCACACCCGGAGCGATCGCCGACGACGTGGTCGAGGCCGAGGGCGTCTACTACGCCTTCGCCGCCGACCCGACGACCGGCACACCGGACGGCTCGGTGGGCGACCCATTCCTGGTCGACGTCGGAGGCACCGACACAATCTCGCTGGCGAACCTGGTGAAGGCCATCAACGCGTCCGGCGTCGGCGGCACGGACTACTCGGTCGAGATCGTTGCGGCGCACGCGGACGTCGAGGCGGTCGCGAGCGACGGCACCACGCTCTCGCTGAGGGCAAAGACCACAGGCGTAGGCGGCAACCTGCTCACCCTGTCCGTGGCGGGCGACGACGGCCTGGCCGCAGACACAGCGCTGTTCGCGGGCGGACTCGACCCGGTCGACTACTACGCCATAAGGGTCGACGACAACACACTGCAGGTGTCGCTGACACCCGGCGGCGCGGTGGTCACGTTCTCCGACGATGGCACCGGCACGCACGTGATCGGCGCCACGGCCCAGGGTCTCGCGGACGCCCTAGAGGCGGTCGTCAACGACGCCCTGACCTCGCCCGGAAACAGGGTGCAGATCAAGTCGGTGAACGTATCGAAGCTGTGGGAGGCCCTGGTCCGGGCCCTCGTATAACACTCAAGGAAACATGGAGGCACGAATATGAAGGGACTCCCACGCAGCCTGAGCCGCGGCGACCCGCAGGTCCAGGAGGTGGTCAAGCGGACGTTCGTAGTGAAGAACGGCCTACTGACCGTCGACGGCGCCACCGGCGTCGGCTTCGGCTCGCTCGTCGTCGGCGGTCTACCGGAGGGCAACATCCTGCTCCTGGGCGCCGTCGCGTACATGCAGTTCACAGGCCCGACTTCGGCCGACCTCGCCGACACCTGGGAGGGCGACTACTCAGTCGGCTCAACCCCCGCCGACGACGCCACCCTGACGGCCGGAGACGTCGACCTCGTCGGCTCCACCCCGATCGCGGCGGCGACCCTCGAGGTATCCCCGCGCACACGCGGTACGGTCACGGCCGCCCTGGTCGGCACCGTGCTGGACAATACGGCCGGCGCGCTGGAACTGAACCTGAACATGCTCGTGGACGACGCCCACATCGGCGCCGACGGCATCGTCATGACGGTGAACGGAGAGCTGACCCTGCTGTACAGCGTGCTGCAGGACGACTAAATGACCTAACGGAGGGGTCGAGAGGCTCCTCCGCACCACCCAACAGCAACGGAGCACAAGCGCATGAGCACCACCGATATCAAGGAGGCGCTGCTGCGCCTCGACGCGGAAAACGACGAGCACTGGACCTCCACCGGCCTACCAAAGGTCGAGGCTGTCGTCGCGTCCCTGAAGTACCTTAACCCCCTATTCGAGGGCACCGTCAAGCGCGGCGAGATCGAGGACGCACTCCCGAACTTCGACCGGGCGTCGCTGTTCAACGCCGAGAACGCCGACACCGAGCCACAACCCTCGGCTGAGGCTGAGGCTGAGGCTGAGGCTGAGGCTCCCGCGGAAGGCGAGCCGGAAGCCGAGCCCGACGGTGACCCTGTCGCGGAGACCGAGGATGAGGTCCGCGCGCGGTACCTGGCCCACCTTGCCAAGCTGGCCGACGGCCGCTCCGTCCTTGAGGCCGAGCGTGAGTTCCTAGTCAGGCGCATCGCAGCGCTCGACAAGGAGGCCGCCGACGTCACCGCGGCCATGTATAGCGAGGTCGGGCCGATCTCGTTCGCCGTGGCCCACAAGCGGCACGTCCAGGCCCAGATCGACAACCGCATGCGTCGGGCCGGCCGCGTCAGCGAGATCAACGAGTTCGCCGGCTTCAGGACCGGCCTCTCGCACCAGACCCCGCTAGACCAGGCACTGAAGAACCGTCGGCGGGGCCCCGCCTCGTCCGTCGGCTAAGTAAGCCGCATGTCATATACGACCAGGCGCAGGCAGAGCGAGCGGCGGGACCTCGATCGGTTCGAGGACCTGATCGTGACCCCGCACGACTTCGGCCCGGTCGCGCCCGGCGGCACCTCCGCGAGCCCGCTCACGCTCCCCGGCAACGGTCGGCTGGCGCTGTCGCACAGCGTCGGCGTGTCCACGGGTGACGTGACGGTAGTCGTCTCCGGCGAGGAGGACTTCACGCACCCGGACCTGGAGGCGGACGAGGTACACGACGGCCACTACGTCGAGCAGGGCCGCGCGGTCAACGTGGTCAAGGACGCCGGCGCGTCCAACGGCGCGATCAGTCTGTACGTGGTTGATCCGTTCGGCCGACGCCGCCTGATCGCCGGCTCGCAGGCGGCGGACATACTCGCGCCCGTCATAGACCTGAACGGCGCGGCGGGCGGGGCGGACTTCGCAGCGGTCTTCACTGAGGGCGACCCCGCCGTATTCATAGCGGACGCTACAGCCGTCGTGTCCGACGGCGACAGCCCCACACTGGAGTCCATGACGGTCACCGTCACCGACTTGGTAGACACCGGCGAGGAGCTGCTCGACGCGGACGTGGGTGCCACAGGCATCACGAAGTTATACGCCGCGCCGACGCTCACCCTAACGGGTCCAGCGTCGCCCGCGGGCTTCCAGGAGGTGCTGCGCACCGTCACCTACGAGAACACCATGATCACGCCGACCGAGGGTGACAGGACCGTCGAGTTCTCCGCCACCGACGGCACGAACGCCAGCAACACGCCACAGACCGTCGTCACTGTCATTGCTCTCCCGACAGACCCCGCTGAGATCGTAGTGAATGCCGTACATTTTGACGGTACGAACGATTTCCTAACACGTGACGCCGGTTTGGACGGCGCAACCGATAACAAGAAGGGCATATATTCATTCTGGGTAAATTTCGTCAACGACGATGCCGGGCCGACGCTGTTGGACCATGTAGTATTCGCAGCGCGACCTATGGAGCGGATAGGCACCGACGAGATGCAAGTCGCCTTTACGGACGCCGCAGGCACAAGCGTCTGGTTAGGCCGTTCTACCACAAAAGCCCTGGCCGCCTCAGGGTGGCTGCATGTGTTGGCATCAGTGAACTCTGAGACTGGAGACCGATCCCTATATATCAATGATATTGCTGAGTCCCTGCTTATAGACACGTTCAACCTGGACGGCATCATTCGTTGGATACAGACAAACTGGAGTATTGGTGCTGATACTGCAGGCGCTAATAAGTTGAATGGAGACCTGGCTGAAGTGTACTTCACAAATGAGTTCCTGGATTTTACAGTGGAGGCCAACCGCCGCAAGTTCATCTCGATCGGCGGCAAGCCGGTAGAGTTGGGCGCGAACGGCGAGGACCCGCTCAGCGCGACCCCGCTGGTATACTTCTCAGGCCCAACGGTCGACTGGCACACGAACAAGGGCTCCGGCGGCGGCTTCACCGAGGTCGGTGCCCTCACCGACGCCTCCTCCAGCCCGAGCGACTGACCATGGCTATGATGAGGAATAAGAACCCAGTCCGACTGGTTTGGGCCGTTGTGGATCTGACAGACCCGGACAGCGCCACAACGCTGGAGGTTCTGGCCGTCGCGCACGGTCGCCGCGGCGATCACAAACTGTCGGTGAGCCGCAACGCCTCCGGCACGCTGGCGGTGGTCAAGGTCTCGGGCGTCACGACGCGCGAGGTCTTTGATATGCCGGCGGTGCTCAGGGCCTACGACGAGCGTGACCTCGAGGTGGTACGGGACCTTGTCAACTCCGAGGCGTGGGGAGAGGCGCGATGACATTCACGGTTGAGGACGGAACCGGCGTCGCCGGCGCGAACGCGTACATCACAGAGACCTTCTTCGGCGACTATCACGCTGAGCGCGCGAACGACGTGTCTGCAGTCACCGTCGGCGCGGTCAGGCAGGCCGCCATCATCAAGGCGACGGACTACGTAGAGCTCCGTTGGGGCCGGGCCTACCGCGGCGGACCGCGGACGCTCGAGACGCAGGGCCTCGGCTGGCCCCGTGAGGAGGCCTACGACGACGACGGCTTCATTCTCGAGGGCGTGCCCCCGAAGCTCGCCCAGGCCGTCGCCGAGTACGCGCTCAGGGCTGCCACGGCCGAGCTCGCGCCGGACCCAGTGCTGGACCCAGCGCTCGTCGGGCGCCGTCGCAAGGTCGGGCCGATCGAGACCGAGGACACCTATAGGGCCGGCGGTGCGACCACCACGCTTAAGGCGTACCCGAAGGCCGACAGGCTGATGGCCGCGCTGACCAGGCACGGCGGGGGCGTTGTCCGTGGCTGACTACGCAGAGCTCGCGGCCGTCGCGCAGGAGCTTATACTGGAGTTCGGCAGGCCCGTCTCACTGAGGAAGGTGACCACGGCCTCGGCGCCGGACCCAGGCAAGCCCTGGGTCCCGGGCGCGGAGGCGACAGCGGACGCCGTCTGCGTAGGCGTCTTCCTCGACACCGAGAGGAGCTTCCTCTCCGGCGAGGAGATACCGGAGGACCAGTCGATCGTGCTGGTCGACGCGAAGACGCTGGGGGCCGTCGTGCCGATCGGCAAGGACCGAGTGGTCGACGGGGCCGACGTGTGGGAGGTCGTCACGGTACTGACGCTCAGGCCCGCCGACGTGGCCCTGCTGTACGAGCTTAGGGTGAAGCGCTGATGGCATCACTGGACTTCGAGACCGCGGCCGACGCGGTGCAGGAGAGGTTCAAGACCCAGTGGGACGCCGACGCCGCGGCGATCGCGGGGTCCGTACCTCCGGTCGAGTGGGACAACCTAGAGCCGCTGGCCCCGCCGAACGCACCGTGGGCGCGCGTCAGGGTCGAGCACACGCTCGGCAACCAGGCCACGCTCGGCGAGATGGGGAACAGGCTGTTCGACCGGGTCGGCCTGGTGACAGTCCAGGTGTTCGTCAGGCGTGGCGATGGGGTTACGCTGGCTCGCCGGCTGGGTAAGATAGCCGTGAACGCCTTCGAAGGCAAGACCGCGGGTCCGGAGGAGCAGGTGTGCTTCAGGGACGTCCGCATGACCGAGGTCGGACCCACAGATAAGTGGTTCCAGTTGAACGTCGTCGCGGAGTTCCGATACGACACACTGAAGTGAAGGAGGACAGGACATGTCTTGTGGAGAGAACTCTAAGAGCGGCAACGTATCAGGCCTGCGCATCGCGGAGGAGGCCTCGCTGAAGACGCTGCCGGCCTCCCCAGTGTGGGTGGCTTACGAGCCGAACAGCTACTCTGACTTCGGCGGGCAGATCACCACACAGGCCCGCAACCCGATCAACGAGAGCCGTCAGCGACAGAAGGGCGTCACTACCGACCTCGACGCGTCCGGTGGCTTCAGCCAGGACTTCGTGCAGAAGAAGCTGCGCGACATCCTGCAGGGCTTCATGTTCGCGGACTGGCGCCCGCAGCCGACGGACGTCGGCCCGCTCGTCGGTGGCCTGGCCGGGGTGACGTTCACGCCCGTCCAGTACACCGCGTCTGACGTCGGCGGCGACATCAACTTCGCGGTCGGCGCGCACGGCCTACTGACCGGCGACGGCCCGTTCCACTTCGTCGAGGGCTCCGGCACGCTGCCGGGCAACATCCTCGAGGACACCGAGTACTGGATCGTGCGCGTAGACGCGGGCAACTTCAGCGTGGCGGAGAGCCACGCGGACGCCGTCGCCACCGTCCCAGTGCTCGTCGCGTTCTCCAGCGCCGGCGTGGACGACGCCACCAGGCTGCTGCAGCGCAGGGTGTCGGTCGACGGCGTCAACGAGCTTCTCTACATGAACGACGAGGCCGGCTTCCAGGCCGGCAACCTCGTCCTGGTCGAGGGCTTCACGAACGCGGCCAACAACGGCCTCAAGCGCCTGACCGTAGTGGGCCCAGGCGTAGTGACGGTCGATGAGGACGTCGTCGACGAGGCCGTGGCCCCAGCGGCCGGCAAGATCACGGTGGCGGGCTTCCAGGCCGCGGCCGGCGACGTCGACGTCGACGTGCCGGGCGGTGGCGCCAAGAACGCATACACCTCCACCACGCTGAACTTCACGACCCTGGGCCTGGTCCCGGGCGCGTGGGTCTTCGTCGGCGGTGACGCAGCGGCACTGGGCCTCGCCAACCCCGAGAACAACGGCTTCAAGCGCGTCTACTCGATCGTGGCCGGGCGCCTGGAGGTCGACCTGGGCGGCGAGGACATGATCGCCGAGGCCTCCACTACGGAGACCGTCAGGCTGTTCCTGCCCGAGACGCTGAAGAACGAGGCCGACCCCGCGCTTATCGTGTGCCGCAGCTACCAGCTGGAGCGCACGCTCGGCAACGACGGCGTCGGCATCCAGTCCCAGTACGAGGTCGGCGCGGTGGGGTCCACGTTCCAGTTCAACGTCGGCACGGCCGGCAAGATCGAGTGCGACATGGCATTCCTGGCCCTCGACGAGGAGACCAGGACCGGTACGGTAGGCGTCAAGGCTGGGGCCAGGCCTGCACTGGAGAAGGAGGAGGCCTTTAATACAAGCTCCAACTTCTCCCGTCTGAAGCTGACGCGCTTGTCCACCGGCCTGCCACTGTTCGCGTTCGTGACAGAGTTCAACCTCACGATCGACAACAGTCTGCAGGCAAACAAGGCCGTGGCCGTTCTGGGGGCATTCGACGTCTCCCCCGGCCAGTTCGTGGTCTCAGCGTCCATCACCGCGTACTTCGCCGACGTGACGTCCAAGGAGGCCGTGCGCAACAACGAGAGCGTCGCGTTCGACTTCGCCGTCGTCAAGAACAACGCCGGCTGGGCCGTCAGCGTGCCCCAGGTCACCCTGGGCAACGCCAGGCTGAACGTGGAGCAGGACGCCCCGATCACCATCCCGCTGTCCCTCGACGCGGGCGCCGACCCAGTGTTCGACCACACCCTGCTACTGAACAACTTCCCCTATCTGCCGAACGCGGCGGGCTAGGGGCTTCGGGACGACCATCTGGCGCGGGGTATAAGACCACGCCAGACGGTCAGCCACCAACAGACTGATAGAGGAGCACAGTCTATGACACTCAACATCTCGAAAGCGCTAAAGGTCTTTGACCTCGCCGAGTTCGCCGACCTGAACTGCGGTGAGTTCGACATCCGCATCCGTCAGGCCGCGGTCCACAATGAGGGCTTCAGGGCCGCGGTCGCCAAGCGGTCGATGGCCGCGAAGCGCAAGTCCCTGGTCCCGGACAAGGGCTCGCTCACCGGCAACTTTGAGCAGGACGTCGAGCTCTTCTGCGAGATGATCGTGGTCGGCTGGGGCAAGCGGGCGCTGACGGACGACGACGGCAACGAGGTCGCCTGGTCGCGCGACGTCGGCTACGAGATGTTCACGTCCACGCAGGAGGGCAAGGTGCTCTTCGGCAAGGTGATGCAGAACGCTGTGTCCGACGAGGTATTCGCAATCACGGAGGCGGATACAAAAAACTCCTAAGGGCCCTCGACTTCCGGCTGAAGCAGGGGGGCCACCTCGGCTCCCTGCTTCAGCAGGTCGAGTCGCAGGGCCTCGGTTTGCCGGAGGCCATAGCCGAGGGCCTGGAGCTGCAGGAGCCCTGGATGGAGTTCTACATGAACGCCTTCTACGAGTGCTCTACAGAACGACGTGAGCCGGGTCTACCGATACCGTGGACCGCAGTGAGCGTATACGCGGAGAGATACGACCTGGACGGCGAGGACTTCGACACCTTCCTGAGGGTCATCCGTGACATGGACAGGCACAGCCTCAGCAAGGCGAAGGCTGAGAACAGGGTGAACAGCCGTGGCAAACCCAAGGGACTTCGCTAGGCGCATGACACAGCTCTCCAGGCGCGTGGAGGAGAACGCGGGCCGGGCAGTCCGACGCGCGGCCGTCGTCGCCGACCAGGTGGTTACGCTGGCGACGCCCGTGGACACGGGCCGCGCACGCTCCAACTGGCGCGTCGCCATCGACAGGCCGGCCGACGGGTTCGTCGGCGCGCTTGACCAGTCTGGGCAGTCCGCGATCGCCATTGCCAACTCGGTCATCGCCACGTTCAGGTCGCGCGTGAACCGGGCCATCCACATAACGAATAACCTGGACTACATCGTCGATCTGGAGCGCGGCTCGTCCGCACAGGCCCCGGAGGGCATGACGCGCAAGGCCGTGCAGGCCGCGCGTGAGACCCTCGACGGCGTCAAGCTGCTGGGGCAGTAGGCATGGCTGAACGCCTAGACATCGTCGTAGAGGAGCGCGGCTCTCGTGTGGTGTCACGCAACATAAACGACGTCGGCAACAGCGCCAAGAGCGCGGGCGGCTCTGTGGACCTGCTACGGCGCGGGCTTCAGCTGCTCGGCGGGGCGCTCGCGATCCGCGCCATCGTGGGCTTCGCTGACAGCTTCACACAGCTGCAGAACCAGATACGCGTCGCCTCGGGCGAGACGAACGACCTCGTGGCCACCACACAGCGCCTATTCGAGATATCGAACAAGACGAGGACGTCCATAGAGGCGAACGTCCAGCTGTTCCAGAGGCTGTCCTTCGCCGCCGGCGAGCTCGGTGCTACCCAGGAGCAGCTGTTCACGTTCGTGGAGACGACCGGTCGGGCCCTGGCCATCCAGGGTGGCTCGGCGTCGGCCGCAAGCGGCGCGCTGCTGCAGCTGTCACAGGCCATCGGCTCAGGCATCGTCCGCGCGGAGGAGTTCAACTCGATCCTGGAGGGCGCCTTCCCCATCGCGCTCGCGGTGGCCGCTGGCCTCGACAAGGCCGGTGGCTCTGTGTCCAAGCTGCGCAACCTAATCATCCAGGGGCAGGTCACCTCGAAGGAGTTCTTCGACGCGCTGCTGTCCCAGAGCGACGCGCTCGAGGCTGCGTTCGCACGCACGACGCCCACCATCAGCCAGGCCTTCACCGTGCTCCGCAACAACGCGATCCAGTTCTTCGGCGAGCTGGACAAGGGCACGGGCGTGACCGCGCTCATCTCGCAGTCCATACTCAAGCTAGCCCTCAACCTGGACAGGGTGGGCAAGATCGCACTGGTGGTCGGCACGGCCATGGCGACAGCCTTTGCGCCGTCGCTGGTCGCGCTTATAGGCCGCGCAACCGCCGCCGCAGCGGGCTTCGTGCTCGCGCTCGGCCCGATAGGCATAGCTGCGACTGCACTGGTGGCCCTGGCAGTGGCAGCACAGGAGCTGACCGGCGGACTGTTCGAGCTCGAGGGTGTCACGGTCACCCTCGGCGACGTGATAACCACCACCTTCGGCGTGGCCAAGAGCCTATTCGAGACCACTGCATCGGTGGTCACCCAGACGCTCGCGCCCGCTTTTGGCTTAGTGGGCCAGGAGATCGGGTCACTGCGCGACGTCCTGGCCGCTACGTTCAACTTCTTCGTGCGTACGCTGGACACGCTCATAGGCGTCGCCGTCGGCTTCGGCCGCGCGATCGGCACCGCCATAAGGATCGGGCTCACCGACCTGCCGGCCGCGATCGAGGGTGCATTCATAGCCGGCTTCAACGGCGCGGTGACCGCGGCCGAGGCGACGGCGAACTTCATATTCGGCATCCTGCGCAAGCTCGGCGTGGACATAGCCGATGTCACGTTCGAGCCGCTCAAGCTTGAGGGCTCTGCGGCCGGTAGGGAGGCCGCGGACGCCATCTCGACCGCGTTCAGCTCGGGCCTGGACGTTAGGCCGGTGGAGGCGCTCGTTGGGCTGATAGGTGACGAGGCCCTCGCTGTGGCAAGGCTACGTATAGAGCAGGGGAAGGCCACCAAGGCGACGGTCGCGGACAACGTGGCCAAGGCGAAGGCTATAGAGCTGACCACTGCACAGGCCTCCGCGTTCGCTACGCTGCGTGATAGACTTGACCCGCTGGGTGCGCTCACGCGTCAGCAGACGAAGGACCAGGAGCTCCTCAACCTGGCGCTTAAGGCCGGCGCCGTTTCCGCGGCCGAGTATGAGAGGCTGCAAGCGGGCCTGAACCGCCAGTTCGACGAGGCCGGCGGCAATCTGGTGCAGAAGTACAACCTGCAGACGCAAGAGCAGCTGGACCTCCTTCAGAGCATACAGGGGCCGGCCAAGAGCTACGCCCAGACGCAGGAGGACCTGAACTTTCTGCTGAAGCAGGGTGCCGTATCGCAGGCCGAGTTCAACCGTGCCCTCACCGACGCGCGCATAAACTTCCTGGACACACAGCAAGACGCGGCCTCGGGCGCTGAGCGGGCGTTCCTGAAGATAGGTCGCGACGCGGCGGACTTCGCGTCCCAGACCGAAAGCCTGATCGTCGGTGCGTTCAACTCCGCGCAGGACGCACTCGTGGAGTTCGCGCAGACCGGCAAGTTCGAGTTCGGCGACCTGATCAGGTCGATATCCGCCGACTTGATCCGACTGGGCACTAACGAGGCGTTCACCGCACTGACAGGCGGCGGCGGCAGCGGCGGCGGAGGTCTCGGAGCCCTTGTCACCGGAGCGCTCAGCGGAGGCGGAGGAGGGGGAGGTGGAGACGGCGGCATATTCGGGGGCATCGGCTCGCTTTTCGGCTTCGCCAACGGCGGCGGCTTCACGGTCGGCGACAGTACGTCAGTGGCATCTCTACCTGGCCTGGATAATCGGGTTGTCGCGTTCAAGGCGCGCGACGGCGAGGAGGTCAACATAACCCCACGTGACTCCGCGGGCGGCGGCGGTCGTCCTATGAGCGTCAACTTCAACTTCCCGTCAGGCACGAACGTCGAGAGCTTCCGTAGGTCCGAGGGTCAGGTGGCCGCACGCATCAGCAGCATGCTCGCACGCGCGAATACGAGGAACAACTAACATGGCCTTCTTCGACGACGTAAGACTGCCCATATACGTAGAACGGGGTGCATCCGGTGGACCACGCTTCAAGACCCGCGTGCTAGAGCTCGAGAGCGGCTTCGAGCAGAGGAACGTAGACTGGGAGAACAGCAAGGGTGAGTGGGACGTCGGCTACGGCATCATGCTGCTAGAAGACGACGGTGTAGCCCTGCTCCACGTGCAGGCCGTGATGAACCTGTTCTACGCCATGAACGGCCGGGCCAACGGCTTCCGCTTCAAGGACTGGTCCGACTTCAAGATAGGCGACAAGGACGACCCCGTCGCGTCCAACCAGATCATAGGCTTCGGCAACGGCTCGACGACAGTGTTCCAAGTCTACAAGAGGTACTCATTCGGATCGGCCCTACACGACAGGGTCATAAAGAAGCTGGTTGCCGGCACCGTCTCAGTGCTCCTGGAGGGTGTCGTGCAGGTCGGCGGGGTGACGGTGGACGCCAACGCGGGCACCGTCACCTTTACCACACCACCGGCGGCCACAGGCGGCTCCGGGCCAGGGGGCGCGGAGGTCGTCTCCATCGCCTGCGAGTTCGACGTGCCTGTGCGGTTTGCTGACGACCACCTCGCGGTCAACGTCCACGTGTTCTCCGCGGCCTCCGTGCCGCAGATACCGCTGATAGAGCTGAGACTGACCTAATGAAGTCCGCGAGCGTAGCACTAAACACACACCTGCAGGGCGAGGTCACGATGCTCGCCACGTGCTGGCGCGTGACGCGCGTCGACGGGCAGGCCTTCCACTTCACGGACCACGATGTGAGTCTTCCAGTCGACCTGGCAGACGGCAAGGGCCTCAGCACCTATAAGGCCTCCAGCTCGTACAATAGGTCGGCCATCAGGAACGACGACACGCTCGCGGTCGACAACCTCGACCTGACCGGCGTGCTCGACGACGCGGATATAGACGAGACCGAGCTGCGGCGCGGGCTATTCGACTTCGCAGAGGTGGACATCTTCACCGTGAACTGGTCGGACCTCTCGCAAGGCGTGCTCAGGATGCGCAAGGGCTGGCTGGGGGAGGTCACGATCACCCCGAGCGGGCTGTTCACCGCAGAGCTCCGCGGACTGACACAGGCGTACTCAAGGAGCATAGGCGAGCTATACAGCCCGGAGTGCCGAGCGGACCTGGGCGACATTCGATGCGGGGTCCCTATACTGCCGCCCGTTGTACTCAGGTCCACGGCCTACGTCGTCGGCGACTTCGTGCGGGCCAGTCCGGCGCTGGAGGGTGTGCTTACGCCCACCTTGCTCGTGCACGCTGACGAGGACGCAGACGACTACAGTCCGAACGCGGCCACGGCCACACCTGGCGCGCAGGCGGCGGTGCAGACCATCGAGAAGAAGTTCGGCGCGGGCTCCATAGAGTTCTCCCCATCGGGCTCCGTGGACCCCACAGCGGCGGTGGTGAGCTACCCCGACATCGCTGCGTACACCATAGGCACGCAGCAGTTCACCATCGAGGCGCAAGTCAGGTTCAAGGACCTGACGCAGACCCTACAGATATTTGCTTCGCACTATTTGAACACAGGCAACCAGCGAGCATGGAGGCTCAACCGTAATGGCTCCGACATAGAGTTCGCGTTCTCGCTGAATGGATCAACGGTGACGACCATGGCACGGGCCGTCACATGGGCCGTCGACACGTGGTACCACGTCGCCGTGACTAGGGACGCGTCGAGCGATATCAGACTATTCGTAGACGGCGTCCAACAGGGGGCCGTGCTGAATAACGGTGGCAGCATCTTCAACAGCACCACTCCCATCAGGCTCGGCGCGTTCAGGAGCGCCGGGTTCGACGACAGTCCGCTGCACGGGTTCGTGGACGAGTTCAGGTTCATAGTAGGGGCCGCCGCTTACACCTCAGGTTTCACTCCGCCGACCGCGCAGTTCCTCTCATCCAGCGAGATACTCGAGGGCCTCCTGTGCCCGGACTTCGAGGACCGCATATACAGGTGCGCTACCGCGGGTACCACGGGCTCTGTCCAGCCCGCGTACGACTCCGCGGTGGGCAACACCACGGCAGACGGCAGCGCGGTGTTCACCGCGGAGCAGGCGTGGTCCAGGTGCGTCGAGGTGGTCGCCGTGGACCCCACGGAGCCGCGCAAGAAGTTCACGGTCTCCGAGCTCACCCCGAACTCGGGCGGCTCGACGATCGGCCGTGACCACTTCCCGGACGGCGCCCTGGACGGCGGGGTTGTATTCTGGGAGACAGGCCCCAACGCCGGCAAGGCGATGGAGATCAGGGGCTTCACAGCGGACGACGGCGTCACCATAGAGCAGGACCTGAACCTGTTCCTCGACATGCCTTTCGACGTGGAGGTCGGAGACACGGGCCGCGTGTACCGGGGCTGCCTGAAGAGAGTGCTCGAGGACTGCAGGGACGTGTTCGACAACGTGGACAACTTCAGGGGCGAGCCGTACGTGCCCGGACAGGACCTGCTTTACGGCTACCCGGACGCAAAGGGATGAGCGCGCTCGAGGACCTCATAGTGGCCGAGGCGAAGACCTGGCTCGGCGTGCCGTTCAGGGACAAGGGCCGCGACAGGTTCGGCGTGGACTGCATAGGCGTGCCCATAAAAGTGGGTCACGCGCTTGGCCTGACGACGTACGATACACTGGACTACCCGCGGCGCCCGAACCCGGCCGACGTCCTGAGGCTGGCGAGGGCCCAGCTGACGGAGCGCCCGCGGTCCGAGGCCGACCACGGCATGGTGGCCGTATTCAGGGAGCCGCGGCACCCCTGCCACGTCGGCATACTGGAGCGAGACGCGGCCGGCCTGATGTGGGTGATACACGCGTACCTGCCCGCCCGCATGGTGGTCAGGGAGGCGCTCACCGAGGAGAGGAGGCTGAGTATGGTGTCTGTGTTCAGCTTCAGGACGGACTGACATGGCAACACTACTTGTCTCGGCCGCGGTCAACATCGGCGTCGGCATCGTCCTGAACCTCCTGGCCCCGTCGAAGGGGCAGTCGCAGGTGGGGCCGAGGCTTAGCGACCTGAGCGTGACGTCGTCGGCGTACGGCGGGCCCATATTCGTGCACTATGGCACTCCCCGCACCAGCGGCAACGTCATATGGTCCCCAGGCATTCAGGAGGTGGTCAGCACACAGACGCAGGGCGGCAAGGGCGGCGGTGCACCGAAGAGCTCGCTAACGTCGTTCTCGTACTTCGCGTCCTTCGCCGTGTCCTTCGGCGAGGGCGAGGCAGATGACCTGCTCAGGCTGTGGGCCGACGGCAAGCTGATCTATGACCGGACGGGCTCAACGAGCTTCGGCGGCTACAAGTTCAGGTTCTACAGGGGCTCGGAGACCCAGCAGCCAGACTTCCTCATGGAGGCGGACAAGGGCGTGGGCAACGTCCCGGCCCACCGCGGCATGTGCTACTTGGTGGCGGAGCTGTGGCCCCTGGCTAACTTCGGCAACCGCATACCGAACATCACCGCGGAGATAGCGTACAGCTCGCAGGTCACCGCGCCGTTCGACCCGTTGATCCTGCTCTCGGGGCAAGTTGTGCCGGGCTCGCCCACGGGCTCGGACCAGGAGAGCCACTTTTACATAGACCCCTTCACAGACGACGCCTACATACTCAAGGCCTCGGGCGTAAGCCGGTCGACCCTGGGCTCCATGTCCACCGTGGTGCTGAACAACAGCATAGGCGACTTGTTCTCGGATGCCGTGCGGTACTGCATGGACGGCTTTGTCTGGGGGCAGCGCGGTCCGAACTTCGCCCCGGTGATACAGTACGACCCGGTGACGCTCGAGGCCACCGGGCTGCAGTTCGGCATCTCCAATGCGCTCGGGTCATGGGGCACGCTCCAGCACTACCCGAGACCCGTCTCCATCGGCGTGCTACGCGTGGGCGACCCGAACCTGGGCCAGGGCTTCGTGGACGTGTACGTCTTCTCGGGCATGAGCCTACTCGGCGATGGGGGCTTCGTGGTCCTCTACAAGAACGAGTCTGGCGCGTTCGTCCAGGACAACCACCTGGACACAGACATAGGCCGCGGCGCCCACGTCATGCAGGACCACGTGAACAGACGACTGTTCGTCGGTCAGGAGAACGACTCACAGATCGACGTCTGGGAGGTGACAGCGGGCGTCAACGTCGGTCCCCTCGGTCTATCCGCGGCGAACCCAGTGAAGCGCCTGGTCGGCACATACCTGAAGGGCGGGACGGACTGGGCCGGCACGGGCGACCTAAGCGGGTGGTGTCACGTACCGTCAGAGAACGCGCTCATCCTGTCCAACGCCGTCAGCATGGTCAAGGTGGACGTGGACACGGGCGCTGTACTAGCCAGGAACCTCGCACTCGGCTTCGGCTCACAGGAGCAGTACGCGACCTCGGGCGTGTTCGCGTTCGGCAACGGCGCCGGCGGCGGATCGGCGGTCGGGGTCGTGTACACGATAAGCACGGACGACCTCGCCGTCGTCGACGAACTAGACCTGGGGATACCCTTCCCCGGCGCAGAGGCAAACTACCAACGGGCCGGCTACGACCCGCGGAACCACTCCATACTGCTGTCCCGGGTCAACGTCACGAACCCCGCTTCCAACAGGGTGGTGCGCATACTGCTCGGCCGCAAGGTCGGCCTTGGCGTGCCGCTCAGCGACGTCGTCGCGGACATCTCACGACGCTCGGGCCTGGACGACACGCTGTTCGACGTGTCGGACCTCGTCTCGGAGACTGTCCTGGGCTACAGCCTGACCAAGCAGGCCTCGGGTCGATCCGCCCTGGAGCCGCTCATAAACGGCTACCTGTTCGAGGGCGCTGAGACAGACTGGCGCATGCGCTTCGTCCGACGTGGCGGCGCGTCTGTGCTGACGATTGACGAGGACTACCTCGGCCGGGCGTCGACCGCGGGCAACTCTGAAGTCATAAAAGAGGTGCGCGCGCAGGAGGTGGAACTCCCCGGCCGCTTCTCGGTCAGGTTCGCGGACAAGGACAAGGACTACCAGGCCGGCGTACAGTCGGACAAGCGGGTCAGCCTGCCCACGCCCAGCCAGTACTCCCGGAACGAGGTAACGTTGGACCTGCCGATCGTAATGCTGGCGCCCGACGCGAAGCGCCTCGCGCAGAGGTGGCTCTACACCTCATGGTCTGAGCGCGTCTCGGTCGAGAGCGTGCTCCCCTGGAGGTACATGAGGCTGGACCCGACAGACGTGTTCGAGCTGAACTTTCGCGGCGAGACACGGCGCCTGCGCGGCTCGAGGATAGACCTGGGTGCGGACCTGGACACGGAGTTCACGGCCACCCAGGAGGACGCCGAGTCCAACGTCAGCGCCGTGGCCGCGGACGGCGGCCTCGGTCACCCCGCGCAGTTCATATCCTCCGCGCTGCCGACCAAGCTGCACCTGCTAGACCTGCCGCTACTCAGGGCCGTGGACGCGAGCCTGCAGCAGTTCAGCCGGGCCTACTGGGCGGTGTCCGCCTACGAGGACTCGTGGCCCGGGGCTACGCTGATGCGGTCGCGGGACGGGGCCTCCAGCTTCGACGAGATCGGCGGCTCATCCGTCGAGGCCACATGGGGCACCGTGGCAGGCACGCTGGCGGACCCGTCTACCACGACGACCTGGGACGAGAGCTCTATGGTAGACCTGAAGGTTGTCCGCGGCATAGGCGACTTCTCATCCTCCACGGACCTGGAGGTGCTCAACGGCGCCAACGCCATAGCGATCGTGCGCGGCGACGGCCTGCCGGAGATCATACAGTTCGTGAACGTGACGCAGACGGACCCAGGCACAGTGAGGCTGTCGAGACTGCTCCGCGGTCGGCTCGGCACCGAGGACAACTCCAGGGATCACGTGCCCGGGGAGCGGTGGGTGCTGCTCGACGTGTCGCCGATAGAGGCGATGCAGCTGCCGCTCGACCTCCTGGACGTCACCACGCAGCACCGCGCGGTGACGTTCGGGACACTCCTCGAGGACGCGCCGACGACCAGCTTTGCGTACACCGGCCAGGACCTCATGCCCTACTCGGTCGCGCAGGTAGTGGCCACCAGGCCCGGGGGCGACCTCGCACTGACCTGGGTCCGCAGGACGCGCTTCAACGGCGAGCTACTGGACGGCACCGACACGGTCCCGCTCAACGAGCAGGCGGAGCTGTACGACGTGGACTTCTTCGAGGTCGGGGCGTCCGTCCCATTCCTGACCAGGACCGGGCTCACCTCGCCGGCCACGACACTGACGACCGCGGAGTACAACACCGCGACCGGGCTGTCGGCATCCGTCGTGCCGACCGTAGAGGCCCAGATTTACCAGGTCAGCGCGACCGTCGGCCGGGGACGCTACACGCGTCAGCTCTTCGAGCTCGTGGGCGTCGACCCGTTCCTGGCCTTCACGGTCCTGCTGCTCGCCCTCGACGGAGCGGACGGCGCCACGACCTCCACGGACGACAGCGCGAGCGCGCACACCCTCACGTTCGACACCCCCGGGGCCGAGCTCGACACCGCGGTGAAGAAGTTCGGCACCGCCGCCCTCCTGCTGTCGGGGGCGACCACTGCGCGCGTGAACGTGACCGGCACCCTGACGGACTTCGACTTCGGCACCGACGACTTCACTGTGGAGACGTGGGTCAACCCGACCGCGGGCTTCGGGTCCGACGGGGTCATAACCCGCGGCACATCCGGCACCGGGTGGTGGAGGCTGTTCCTGCTAATAACCGGGACGTACGCGTGGTTCCACTCGAGCTCGCAGCTCATCACCGGCACGACCAACGTACTGGGTGGCGGCTGGAGGCACCTGGCCGTCAGCCGCCGGGACGGCGTGACCAGGCTATTCGTGAACGGCGTACAGGAGGGTGTCAGCCACACCGCCTCCTATGATATAACTGCTAGCGGGGCCTCGCTCGTCATAGGCGACGACCCGAGCGTAGCCAACCGAGAGATGCACGGCTCCCAGGACGAGATACGCGTGACGAAGGGCGTCGGCAGGTACAGTGGGAACTTCACGCCGCCCGCGGGACCGTTCCCCAGGGTATAGGAGCCGGACATGACGAACAATCTAGGCGTAGCCCAGGTCACCGCCGCGCAGAACCAGAAGACGGTGACGATCAACGAGGCGACCGGCGACCTGGACGCCGCGATCACCGCCTCGCTCGCGCTGGACTTCACGTCCGGCGACATCACGCTCACGGCCGCGCAGTTCCGCGAGAACCACCGGTTCGTCGCCTCGAGCCTGTCCGTACCGCGATCGCTCACGCTGCCGACCGGGCCCAGCATCTCGCGCGGTTCTTTTGTCGTGGACAACTCCGCCGGCACGGCCCCACTGACGGTCGTCCACGGCACGACCTCCTCGATCCTGCCCGCCGGCTCAGTGCGCGAGCTGTCCACCAACGGCGCGACGAACGACCTCAAGCGGACAGACGGGCTTATAGTCGCGGAAGTGCAGACGACGGACGCGACGCCGACGGTGATAGCCTCGCGCCCCATGGCCGCCGACAGCGTCCACACGGTCACGGCCGTGGGCCACGGCTACGAGGACGCCACCGGGGACACGTACCACTTCAGGATTTTCGGCGGCGCGCGTAACGAGGGCGGCACGTCGTCGGCCCCGACCCCGGACGTGACGGAGGTCGCTGACGCCGGCGCCGCGACATGGGACGCGACCCTGGTCGCGAACGACACCACGGACGTCTGGGAGATCGTGGTGACGGGCGAGGCGGCCAAGACGATCGACTGGACGGTGACCTACTCAGAGATCGCCGGGAACGGAGCCTGAGCCGTGAGACTGAGCGAGCACTTCACACTGCGGGAACTGACTAGGAGCCAGACCGCGTCGCGTCTCGGCCTGGACAACACACCGAACCGTGAGCAGGTCGACGCACTGTGCATGCTGTGCGCGAACGTGCTGGAGCCCGTCCGCTCGCGCTTCGGCCCGTTCACGCCGAGCAGCGGCTTCCGCTCCAACGAGGTGAACCGCAGGGCGGGCGGGTCCAGGAACAGCGCCCACAGGCGCGGCGAGGCGGCGGACTTCGAGGTCGTCGGCGTGAGCAACCTGGAGCTCGCGGAGTGGATACGCGACAGCGGCCTGCACTTCGACCAGCTAATCCTGGAGTTCTACACGCCGGGGGACCCGAGCTCCGGCTGGGTGCACTGCTCCTACCGAGCCGGGGCAAACCGGCGGCAGTGCCTCACAGCCATAGGGCACCCCGGCGAGGACACAGAGTACAGGGAGGGTTTGACGCCTTGAGCGACGACCTGGACAGGCGCAGGAGGCAGGCCAGGAGGCGGATGGCATGGGTAAGCTTCTCGCTTATGGTGGGGACGGCCGTGGCCATACTGTACGGCGTGGTCCTGAGCCCGGAGAGGACGGACATAGCGGATGCTATCGACGTCTCCTCTAGTGTTCTCAACGGCTTGCTGACCGCGTTCACGACCGTCGTGCTCGGGTACCTCGGGGTATCCGTGTACGAGAGGGTGGCGAAGAGGAAGGAGGACTGAGCATGCTCGGGTTCGGAGGGGCCAGGCTGGCGCTTTATGGTATCGCGGCGCTGGCGGTCGTGAGTATAATTGGCCTGGGCTACGCTCACTACAAGGGTCTGCTTGAGGACAACGCACGCCTGCGCGTGAACGAGGCGGTGCTGACGCAGGCGCTGGCGACGCAGCGCGCGGCCACCGAGGCCGCGACAGACGCGATAGCCGCCTGGCGCGAGAGCGCCGCAGAGCTGGGTAAGTCCCTGGGCGAGATGGCCCTGGCGCAACAGAGCGCGTCCGCCCAGATGAGGAGGCTGAATGACGTATTCGCCAAGCACGACCTCGAGGCCCTGTCGATCGCGAGGCCCGGTCTCATTGAGCGCCGTATCAATGGCGGCACTGCTTCTGCTCTCCGCGTGCTCGAGTGTGCGACCGGTGGAGGTGCAGACTGCGCAGCTGAGGGTCGACCTGCCGACGACGCAGCCGCTGCCCGACCCGACGCCGATTAGGCCGTCGCCGTTCAAGTGGAAGGTCCTACCGCCCGATGAGGACGGGGTCGTCCGCTACGGCCTGTCGGTCAAGGACTACGAGTCCCTGTCACGCACCATGGCCGAGGTAATGCGCTGGGTGACGGAGGCCCAGTGGCGGCTCGACTACTACCGCGCCCAGCTGGCGCGACCCGGGGCGAGGTGAGACACATGGACGCGGAGAGCAGGCTGATGATGCAGCAGGTCGCCGAGGAGACAGCGAAGAAGACCGTCTCCGAAACGCTCACCCGGCTCGGCGTAGACCACCAGCACCCTATCGAGATACAGAAGGACTTCGCCACGCTGCGCGAGCTGCGGGTCCTGATCGAGGACCCGGAGGTCCAGGCCGACCTGCTGCACCTGCGCCGCTGGCGCGTGACCATGAACGCGGTGGAGAGCAAGGGCGTACTGGTAGGGATCGGTATGGCTATACTCGGCCTGGGCGTCCTCGTGTACATGGGCGTCGGAGCCAAGTTCGGCATCAAATAGGGAGACACTGAATGTCACAAAAGCCCCATGCGGAGGAGCAGCTCCGCGAGGCCGTGGCCGCATACGAGAAGCACGGCGGGGTGAAGTCCGACGCCGCCAAGGCCCTGGGCATTCCGCGGAAGACCTTCGCCAACAGACTGGTCGCGGCCGAGAAGCGCCTGGGCGTCCGCCTGGGAAAGGTCGCGGGCGGGAGGGTGCACGGCATCGAGGCCGAGGTGAGACCGCTCCCTAAGAAGGGCCGGGTCCGTCGGTACATCCTGACCTGCGCGCAGAACAACACCCACATAAACGTCGGCGTCTGGCAGAACCTGCTCGCCCTGTCGCACCACTACGACGCCGAGGTGATGGTCGGGACCTTCAGCTACAACAAGTCCGCCTACGGCCGTAAGTCGGTCAAGCGCGGCACCCTGAACAACGCCGCGGAGAACGCCCTCGACTGGTACGACCCGGAGCTCGAGCCGTTCATCGTGGACCGTCGCGTCGAGCTGGCCCCGGGCCTGGTCTGGTGCGGCGAGATGAACATCCTGCCCACCGCGGAGGACCCGCTCAGCGGCCTGGAGACGTACAGCGGCCGCAAGTCGGGTATCTTCCCGCACGTCAAGATCGAGATGAGGTCTATCGCATCCGCCAAGTATGAGCCCACGAAGTTCAACTACACCACAGGCACGGTCACCCTCCGGAACTACATCCAGAAGAAGGCCGGCCTCAAGGCCGAGTTCCACCACGTGTACGGGGCCTCGATCGTGGAGGTCGACCAAAACGGCGCCTGGTGGGTCCGGCAGCTGAACGCGGACGGCGATGAGGGCATCCAGGACCTGACCCTCTACGCACAGCTCGGGCGGGTAACCGACGGCCACAGCGCAGAGGGTATTACCTGGGGCGACATACACGAGGAGCAGCTCGACCCGGAGGTGCGGCAGATCGCCTGGGGCAAGGGGGGCGTACTTGACACGCTCCGTCCGAAGTACCAGTTCATGCACGACACCCTGGCGGTCTCGTGTGGCATAAGCCACCACGACCTTAAGTCCCCGCTTAAGAGGTTCAAGCGCTTCGCCCAGGGGCGGAACAGCATGATGAATGAGGTCGCCGGCACGGCTCACTTCCTGTCCATAGAGAGCTTCCGTGAGTGGTGCGAGACCGTCGTGGTCGACAGCAACCACGACCGCCACCTTACACGGTGGATCGACGAGGCAAGCCACAAGGACGACAACGTGAACGCCGTCTTCTACCTCCGTACGGCCCTGGCGCTGTACGAGGCGATGGAGCGCGGAGACGAGGACTTCCACCTGGTAGAGCACGTGATGCGGCTCGCAGGCGTCCGCGAGGAGGTCACATTCCTTCGACAGGACGAGAGCTTCATCATCTGCCGAGACAAGTCGGGCGGCCTCGAGTGTGGCATGCACGGGGACGAGGGCCCGAACGGTGCCCGCGGTACACCTCGCGGGCTGTCCAGGTTGGGCCGCAAGACTAACATCGGTGACAAGCACTCCGCCGAGATCAGGCACGGGTGCTACGTGGCCGGCACGTCCTCGCTGCTGGACCTGGAGTTCAACACGGGCCCGGGGAGCTGGTCGCAAACGTTCACGTTGACCTACCCAAGCGGCAAGCGCACGCTGGTTACCGTGTGGGCGGGCAAGGCCTGGGCCTAGGATATCAGGTACAAGCCCCAGCCGAGGATCAGGGCCCAGAGCAGGGCGGACATCAGGGTCGCGGTAAGCACGGGCCGCTCGTTGAACCAGTTCATCTATCCCTCCTATAGAACACGTGCCCGAATGTGACCTGGGTCGGCGTCATTACACCGGCCCAGTAGGGTCTGACGTACGATGCGTGGTAGTGCGTGGCCCCGTCGGTCGGGTCGACGGTCCTGCCGGTCAGCGCGTCATAAGAGGCCTTGACCACCTCCACCCAAGCGCCCACGTAGTCCCTGCGGATCACCGGTAGCACGCGATCGGGCTTGCCGTCGTGTGTCCAGGAGAACTGGTACCTCTGCCACACCACGGAGCAGACGTCGTCGGGGAACCTCCTGTCGGCCACGCGGTTCAGGACTACGTGTGCTATCGCCAGTCTGTCCCCAGGGTCGGAGTGCTCCTCCTCGAACCAGACGTTCTGGGCCAGGCAGAAAAGTTGGGCCTGGTCCACGGCCCGGTCGGCGCCGAACAGGGCCAGCATGATGGCTAAGGCGGCCTCGTTCATAGTACGCTCCTGCTGTAGTCGCTCCTGAGCTGGCGCTCGTGCTCCGCCTCGTCGAGGCAGGCTCTGCATATGTCCTCGTCGTCGAGTTCCTCGCACAGCTCACCGCAGGATGAGCAGTGCGTCAGGTCATAGCCGCAGAGCCTGCACATCAGCCCCTCCGCCTGTTGGTCCACATGAACCATGCCAGGAACAGCGCGATGCCCGGCCACGCCACTGCGCACATCAGGTACATCCCGCCACGCACCGGACCGTTCCGTCTCAGGGAGTGGTCGCACCACTCGGCCATGGCCACTCCCGCGAGGATGTAGGGTACGATCCAATCCCTCATGACGGGTGGGCCTCCGCTATGAGCTCCCAGAGCAGGTCCGTGTCGACGTCCGACCTGCGAAACTCGTTGTCCGGAGCCACGCCACGTGGCACCATGACCCTGGGCTTCCACAGGGGGGTCCCTGGGTAGTCCTTGCGCATGACCGTCAGCGTCGGCTCGTTGGAGAGCGTCTCGTGCAGCACTCCGGCGTCCATGTGGTACCTCTCGCCGGGCTGCACGATGGCGGCCGGACTTCGCGCCGACAACTTATAGAAGCGCCCGGGCTCGACCGGCCTCAGCACGCTCTCGCTGGGGCCGATGCCCTCGGCCTCCGCTACATAGTGTGCGCCTCGTAGGTCGTCCGATGCTATATCGTACTGCACGTTCACCAGCCGACCGCTGTGCACCATGCTGGTGAAGGCGAAGGCGTGGTCGTGGACGGGGTGGTAGGTCCGCTGACGGTACGGCAGCCTTGGGTGCCAGACATGGATCCTCTGCAGCTCAGACATGTCCAGCTGGATGAACCCATTCGGGTGAACGCGCGGCTCGTGACAGCTCGACGCGAGCTCTGCCAATGACGGCAGTCGTAGGGACGGGGCCAGGCCCATCATGACGCCACCCCCAGGAGCCTGAGGAAGGCCTCCACGTCCGCGGCGCGGAAGGTGCCGTCCTCCAGTATACGTTGCCGCAGGCACTTCGCCTTGACCACGAGCGTGGATCGATCCGCCTTCACCACGCGGATGGCCGCGCAGTCGCCTCCGTCGGCGGGGCTGCTGCGGTCGCGCGGCGGATCGGCCGTCTCGGGCTGCGAGCCGATCAGCACGCCCTGCTCGACCGTGACGGCCTGCAGCGGCATCTTCGTGGCACCCCGCGGCCACTGCTGAGCGAGTAGGTGAGCGTTCTTGATATCGCCCGTAGGGAAGTTCGCGCGGTACAGCCCTAGGTGCCCCTCGAAGAAGAAGCGCGACCCCCGCGACCCAAAGTTTGCGTGGGTCATCTCGAACACCATGCCCTGCGGGCTGAACGACAGTACCCAGGCCGGGCCACGGTCGAACGGGTCGAGCGTGGCCATGGCCGCGGGCTCGATGTAGAGGTCGACGCGGTCGTTGTCCGTGTAGACCCCGATCCATGCGCGTGGTTCACTCATGGCTTGAAGCTCCTCTTACGCTTCGGCAGCCTCGTGCCGACCTCGTTCATGCGGACTGCGTACCACCTGAGGCAGGCGACCGTGGTCCTGCAGTCGGGGAAGACGCGCCTGATCTCGGTCAGGACGACGTCGTATGGGATACCCCACTTTCTGCCGTCGTGCTCGTAGGCAGTGGCCTCGAGCAACTTCTCAGAGGCGACCTGTATCGTGTCACGTGCGCTGACGCCGATCGCGGCGATCGTGGCCTCGTAGTCGGCGAGGTCATTCTTTGCCGCGACCGGCTTCTTGTCCGTCTTGATCTTCGGCAGGGCCTCGATCCTCGCGAGCAGCTTGTCCTTGCCGGACTTCCAACCCACTAGGGGTCTCTGACCCGTCGCGGTCGCCCTTAGGTTGTGGACGACCAGCAATTCTCTTACACTGGGCTTCATCTGAACGGTGCTCCTATATTCAAGGTCCCTCCAGTATACCCCTATGAGGGGCCCTCGCGAGCCCCCCTCAACCCATCGTTGAGGGGTAGACCTCGCTGGAGTGATCCTTGCGGACGATGGAGGCCCTCTCTGCGGCCTGCTGACGGAGGAGATGCCTCGTCTCCTCGTCGTAACCAGACCAGTGTGCGGCCTCACGACGTAGCTCCTGGATGGCCTGCTCTAGTTCCATGTCCATCTCCCATATTCCCACAATCCAACTATTATACCGCGGCAGTACCTAACAAACCGCTAACGACTAGACCTTTTTTCTCAGGTACCGGTCGATTACGGGCCAGTTCTCGGATACCGCCGACAGTATGTGCCTCTTCTCTGCCTGCTCCTCCAGGGCCTCCTTCCAGACCCGACGGTCCCGCAGGCCGTTAACCTCCTTCGTTATCAGCTTGTCGACCACGCTGGGCTGGAGCGCGTCCAGCTCCCAGCAGGTCTGCCCGAACCGCTTGATATAGGCCTTCGACCTGCTGTCTGTGACCTTGGTAGGGTTGGGCGGCGGGTCGTACTGCTCGACCTGGTCCATGTTGAGCGCGATCCTGCGCACGTCCACGTGGCCGAGGTCGCAGAACATGTCCTGCTTGTCGCGGTGGTCGTCGGTCATGTGCACGCCACTCGGGTCGTGGTCGCCGAGGTAGATCAGCACGCAGGTCTGGCCGCGCTCGGCGGCCTCGTTGAACCTGAGCCCCGCTCGCCACGCCTCGCTAAGGGACAGATACCCCTTGCAGGCCATGAAAGGCACCAGTAGCCGGCTGCAGGCCTTGGATAGAACGTTGACCATGGCGTCCTTCTCGACCCACACCTCCACGTATGTCGGCTGTCGCTTCCACAGGTCGACGCAGAGGCCGTACTCGAGGCCGGACACTACCTCGCCCGGGTCCTCCTCGAACGACCAGCCACTCAGGCCTCGGCCGCGGTCCTCTATGGCGGTCCAGCTTATGCGGCCGGACAGCCGGGCCTTGGCCACTACGTCGCCGAGGCGCTTGTACGTCTTCTCGGAGTTGGCGATCCAGTTGCGTGAAACGAACTGGTAGAAGAGCTGCCGCAGCGTAAGCGTGTAGCCCTGCGCGGCCATTGAGCCGAGCACCTCGTTCGCCTTGTCCACCAGGTCGAGCGCGTCTGCCCGCAGATGGACCTCTCTGTACTTGATCAGGGCCATGGTTGCACCTCACGGTTCTATGGGCCGTCGACAGGACGGCGCTATGCGGGCCCGATCCACCTCGGTCTTGACGTCGAGGCCGGCCTGATGGGCGATCATCACCGCCCGGTTGTACTGAGCGGCGGCGACCAGCATATCCCGGTAGAACCGCTGGTCCTTCTCATACTGGGTCTTGTCGGGCATCGGGCTTCTCCTTTATGATTATCTCGTCCTGGTACTCGAGCGTGCTCAGGCCGTCCACCCACGCCTGCATGATTATGGCCGCGCGGACCTTCTCGCCCCAGGTGTAGGCGCTGTTGAGCTGTGCGAGGTATTGGTCGGCGTCAGTGACGTATCGGAGACCGGAGATGTGTCTGGTCATCACTCTACCCTCATCTTTGTCATCTCTATGTCGGCGCGCCAGTTGTCGGGGTCGGCGAGCTTGCACAGTGCGATCTGGTGTATGAGCCGCAGGCTCAGGTGATAGAACCTGCGCTTGTTATCCTCCACGTATGCCAGCAGG